TCCGGCAAAAATGTCGGCGGGCAGTTCGGCCCCGAAAACAAGCGGCAGTGGTTCACCTTGGCTCGTTTGGTCTTAGAGTCCTTTGAGGCGCAAAAAGCGCAGCGTCTCGCCGCCTAACATGAACATCACAACCATCGCCCAGACCGCTGCCGCATTCAACGCGGACCACGATTACGACGTGGCCGCCGCGCTCAAGCTCACTGAGCTTGTCATCCAGCACGCGCATGTTGTCCAATTGGCGCGCAAAGAAGCCGCCGACCCGCAGCTTGCGCTGCCACTGGAGGTTGCCGAATGATCGCCGCCATCGCTAGACACGCCGCTCCTCTGGCCTTGGCGGCGGTCCTCGCCGGCTGCCAAACCGCACCCGAGCCGCTGGTCCGCCAGGGCATCCGCATGATGCCGGTGCAGGTTGTCACTTCGCCGCCCAACGCCATCATCGAGTACAACAACGAGGTTGTCGGCGTGTCGCCGTGCGTCATCAAGCTGCCAGCCACACCGGAGGGCAACTGGCGCGACTTCCAGCAGGCTCACGTCCTGCGCGCCGAGATGGCTGACTACTCCGACTGGGAGTACAAGGAGTACAACGCCGGTGCGCCGATCCCGGAGCGTGTGGTCTTCATTTTGGCCGATGCACAACGCGCCTATATGCAGCAATTGCGATGGGTGCGATGACCAAGCACGACTACCTGCTCACCGGCACGTTCCCCTGGGACGGCCTGCGCCTCGCCGGCCGCCGCTTCGACAGCCCCGAGCTGTTCGCCATGATGCGCCGGCAGTGCCTCAGCGATAGCTGCGTGCGGCATGCGTGCGCGGACCTCGATGTCCTGCCGTTCGCCGAGGAGGTTGCGGCGATTGAGGCGCATATTTGCCGCAGGGAAGCGGCTTATTGCTGATCCCACACCGCTGCGACATCCACCTCGCGGTCGTAGACAGCGTAAAATCTGGCCGTTGTCTGCGGGCTTGCGTGGCCGAGCATGTGCTGCACTACGCTGATCTTTCCGGTGGCGTTGAGCATGTCGGAGCCGGCTTGTCGGCGCAGCTCGTAGGCCGCCGAGCGCCGGTCTGGCAGAAACTCGCGCACCCAGAGGTTGAAGTTGCGCTCCATGAATTTCATCCGAGTGCCAGCAGTGCGGCCGACAACCATGAAGTCCTCCGCGGCGAGCAACTCCGGCACCATCCATTGCGGCAGCGCCATGACCCGCCCGCGCTTGTGGCCAGTCTTGAGCGTCAGCTCCTCCTTGGGCCGCTCAATGAGCACCATGACGTGCCGGTCGCCGCGGTCTTCGATCCAGCCCCGGCGGCAGTAGGCAACCTCTTTGGGCGTCATGCCCAGGTAGCGAGTTAGTAAATACGCGCGCCGGGTGGCGCCGCCGATAGCCTTGCTGCTGGCGTCCATCTTTTCCAGCGTCTCTGGCGCGATGCGGATAAAGGTCGAGACCGGCGCCTTCATGCCCTTGGTCGCCGCGGCGAACTTGGCGATGGAATCCGGCAGCTCAAAGCCCTCCCAGTCCAGCGGATGGGCGAAGATGGCGCGGGCCGAGGCGAGGTTGGTGCGCACGCTGTAGGCGCTGCCTTGGAACTTGGCCTTGTATTTGGCGACAAGCAAGGGCGAGATCACCGAAAGCGGCTTGGCTCGCACGGCGTCATTGTCGCCGCCGAGCGCGGTGCGCAGGACGATGAGGAGGCAGTTGACATTGGCGTGGCGGCTGGCGATTTTGCTGGTCTGCAAGTAATGATCAATAGCCTTGCCAACCGGGAGCGCCGTGGCGCGCATGGCGTGGTCCTTGAGGGCAGCCACGCCCTTGGTCGCTATGTCATCAAGGATCGCCTTGGCCTTCACCTTGGCCAGCTCGAGACTCTCAGTGCCGAGCGAGACGCGCTGCCGCTTGCGGATGCCTGGGTGATAGAACTTGAGTTGCCAGCGCGGCGAGGCCGTTGTGGTGTAAAGACGGCCGGAGATGCCGCTGCTTTTGATGGCGTGCATGCCGTGCTTTCGCATGAGTTTGGCAGCGCGTCAAATAGTTTGGCAAAATTGAGGCCGAAAGTTTGGCAGAAACATGGGTATTTGTTGGACGCTGCTGGACGCTGTCAGCACCGTCCGTCAGAAGAATTTGATAGCTCGCCGGCATAGCACAGCGGTAGTGCACCTGATTTGTAAAGAGCTGCCCAGCCCTGTAAACATGCGGGTCTTCGGGCGCTTTGGCCGATAGTTTGGCAGTAAGAGGGCAAAAAAGAAAGGGCCAGCCGGAGCTGACCCTTAGTCTCTTTCTGGACGTGCCAGATGAGCTATAAATCTTCCAGTCCTGCCGGAGCTGGTTCTGCTGGTCGCCGCACTGGGAACTCAGATGAGTCGCGGTCGGTCACCATTGCAATAACCTTGCGCCGCTCGTCAGCGGTCAGCCGCCGGCCACGCATCCGTTCTGCGGCGCCGACCATTCCTTCCACGGTGTCAGCTATGTCGTCCGGTTCGTCGGTAAAATCTGCGGGAAATCCACTCATTGTTCTAGGTAATTGAATACACCATTTTTAAGGGAAAGTCGAATCGTTTGTCCCGCATCGTTGGAACCCTCAACAAACCCTTCAGCCGTGCGCATGAACTGGGCAAAGTCGCTCGCCGTGCCGTTGCGTCCGTATTTGCGGACGAAGTTTTTTGTTATATCCAAGGACGAGTGTCCGACCGCTTCGTTCTTGATTGAGTTCCAAGTCACCCAGTGAAGCCCGCCGGGATCGGCGTGAGCACCGAGGTAGTTGCGCAGTTCTGGCGAGTTGTTGATTGCCACCTGCGCCACGCTGTCAAGGGAGTTGTATAGGGCGAGGCTGAATGCAGGGCTGTCGTTCTCAATAGTTCCGTAGTTCTTATAAATGCCGATAGGATCTTGCGGGATGACCTTCGACGCTCCTACATACTTGAAGTATTGCTCCGGTGTTGCCGCGCCGGTCAGCTTCATCACGTCTGGCAGGTAAAGGTCAACAAAGCGCCAGCGATCCAGCACACTGCCCTTGACTCCGAAGCTCAAGCCCACAAAGCCCTGCACCTTGTTTTTCATTCCGACCTTGCCGTGTCCAAGCGCATTGAATTGAGCGCGCATGTCGATTGCGTTGTTGTTGGCGTAAAGCGCGGCCACCTCGTCCCATCGTCCGTTGTGGTAGACCAGCGCATTGTAGAACGAATTGGCGTTTGACTTGGCGTTGTTGCCCTTGCCTCTAAAGTCTCCTTGGGTGCTATCCAATGCCTTAGCAACTAGTGCCTCCCAGTCTTCTATCTGCATGGAAAACTTGCCGCTGGTGGATTGGTCAATCGCCTCAATGATCGCTGGGTCCAGCATCAAGCGCATCCACGCAGCCTCTTGGTTGATCACGTCAAGCTGCTTAGATAGCGTGCCCCAGAAGTGATGCAGCGCCGTGTTGAGTGACGACGGTTGCCCGCCAACTAACTGGCGCATCTCGGTCACTCCGTCCAGTCCTTGCATAGCCGCGGCGCGCGTTCCGGGCACGGTGCGCTTGCCGTGGAATCCTCCGTCAAGCAATCCCACAAACGCCGTGGGGTCAGTCAGCATCAGCTTTAGCCCGCTTGGTGGAATCAAAATATCCCCAGCAACGCCAGAGGCGCGCATGATCTCGGAGTAGCCGACCGGATCGACAAACTTCATCGGATCAGCCGCAGCCATTGCCGCCGCCTGCACTGACTGCTGCGCGTTTGCCTGCGCCCGCGCGCGGTCTGTCTGGGCAACATCATAGATGTCCTGCTTTGACCATGATACGCCTTTAGTCTTGTCGAGCTTGATGTTGGGAAGAGGCATGCGGTATTCGCCCGTGTAACCATTCCAGTTCTTGGAGTCGCCGCCATCGACTACAATATCCTTGGGCTTTTTCATTTCGCCAGGCACCAACTTTTCTCCTGCAATTGTTTTAACCATCTTCGGCTTGCCTTGGCGCTGCACCTGTACGACCACCTTTGGCACGTTTGACGCTCCGCGCGGAAGCCGAGGAAGCGCCTTGCGCGCGGTATTGGTCAGCTGAGTGACAGTGCCCCTTGGCATCGCCACACCTTGATCGCCAGCGTCCGCCACATCCGGCATCGCCTGCCCACGCCTCTGCAGCGCCCGCTGCAACTGCGCATCTTCCGACCGCACGCCGCGGCGCTCCAGCTCTGCGCTGATCGCCTCGTTGCGCCGGAGCAGCTCGCGGGTCTGCGCCGCGCCGCCACGCACCGGACGGCCCTCACGCATGCCCAAGGTGGAGAGTCCGAGGTAGCCTTGGTTCTCCTCGTATTGGCGTAGGAGCTGGTCGGTGGTGAGCGTCTCGACGGCATCCGGCATCCCCTGAGCCTCCCGCGGGATCTGCTGGGGCATGCGGTTGTTGTTGATCTTGTCGTAGTCGAAGGAAAGACCCTCGCGGCCGGTCGGCGTGAGGTCGTTGTAGCGGTCGAGGCGGAAGCTGCGCACGCTGCCTCGGGGGTTGAGGTCGCTGAATAGCGGGTTGGCCTTGCGCTGCACGGCGGTGCCGGTGCCGATCAAGCCGTTGAGCATGTCCCGCTTGGCTTGTCCGATACCAGCCTCACCCGGCAGTCCGTTGCGATGGTTGCCGAGGTAGGTTCTGAGGTCAGCCTCAATGACCTGCATGTCATTATTGAAGATGCCCAGCTCGCCGTTGTTGATCGCCTTCATAGCGGCAGCGCGGAAGGCGTTAAGATCCATCAGCACCGTCTTTAGGTGCTTGTTTGCTGTCATCTCCCAGCCGACAAAAGCCACCTCTCGCTGGATTGCCCGGATGTCTCCTCGGTTGCGGACGCGGTAGGTGCCGTCTTTGCCGTCGCCGATGGCGTTGTAGTCGGCGATGAACGTCATGCCGCGCTCGCGGCTGGCTTCCAGCACCCGGGCAAACTCGCGCATCCATTTTGGGAAATGGACGAAATGGTCAAACTGCGCAGGAAGCGTTGGCCCGCTGACGATAGTGCGACCGGAGTCCGTTCTGCGCAGGCCAAACTCGGTGGAATTAGCCGCAAGAATGCGAGAAGGGTTGTAGAGCGTCTTGGCTTGCGTGGTGCGGGAGCCTTCGCGTGCGCGCACTTCGCTCGGGCTACGCCACTGCGTCTTGCCGGTCTCGTCCACATACAGAAACTCGTTGCCAACTTGGCCGCCCTTGTCCGGGTCTGGGCGCATCTTGGTGTGTGGCGAGCGGGCCGCGCTGTCAGGCGTGCCATCGACAGACACCTTCGTGCCGCGGGTCTCCCGCTTGCCGGCGTCCTCTAGTCCGGCCAGCAAATCATTGTAGGCGCGCACATGCTCGATCATCCGCTTGCGCAGCACCGGCGACTGGAAGAGCGGGTTGTCGCGGAACAGCACCGAAGGGTTGTCCAGCGGCTTGCCGGTCGTGCGGTCAAACTTGGCGCCTAGCACCTCCAGCACGCGCGCCGAGGTAGCCAGAGCGCTCTCCAGCACCTTGGGTCCGCCTGCGCGGATGCCGCGGAAGTCGATGCCCTTGGCCTCACCGGCAAACTGCTCGGCTGTTACCTCGTCCCTTGCCCAGTCGTAATCATTGCCGCCCTTTTCGCGGCTGCGCTGGTTGTATTCATCAATACGGGCGTCGATCAGCGCATCGCGCTCGGCAGCCTCCACCGGCTTGCCCTTCATCACGTCCGACATGGTGCGCTTGCCGCTGCGCACGTCGGCAATCTCTTCCGGCGTCAGCGCTACGGCCCCCTCATGCGTGCCGAACATGATGTCGCCGTCAACGATCTGCGCCATGTATTCGCGCCCGCGCGCCTTGATACCGTCCTCGCCGTAGACCTGCGTGACGTAGTTGCGCATGTCAGTGCGGATGTCGCCGTCGAGGATGTCGCTGGTCAGGATTGCGTGGGCAATTTCGTGCGGCACCGAGCGGCTCGGCGGCATGTAGTCCACGACTTGCTGACCGGCCTTGACCGTATCGCCGTCATTGACCAGCAGTCGCCGTCCCTTGGGTGCAGCGATAAATTCCGTGCGGCCATCATTCCCGCGGACACGCACCTCGCGGACACCATCGCCGCGGTCACGGACGCGAACCTTGCCATCCATTGAGGCTGGCTCGCCGACATTGATGAAGATACGCGCCGTGCCGTTGCTGGCCTTCTCGATGAACACACCGGCGCCGGTTTCGTTACCTGTCGCCCGCACGTCCACATTGGCGCGGTAGTCTGAGGCGCGCAGCGTCACAAAGTCCGTCTTGCCCGCCACCACACCCTGCATGCCAGCGATCTGTCCAAGGCGGTCGCGTCCAAGGGAAATCAGCGCAGGCACGTCGCCATTCACGGCGTGCACGTCGATCAGCATCCGCGCAATGTCGGCGTCCACTCGGGAGCTGCGGCGCCCCACGGCGCCAGCAATTGGCCCCGCAAAAGTTCCCAACGTAGCCGCGCCGCCAACAATGGCGCCCGCCTGCTCTGCGTCCGGCGCCAGCAACGCAAATGGCGTAGACGCCAGTGTGGCCGCAATACCGGAAGACACGGCGTCATCGGCAAAGCGCACCGCCTGCGTCACGCCAGACCTGTCGGCCAGCCTCGCCAGCTTGCGCGTGATCTCCGGGTTGTCAGGATTCTTGGCCATGCGACCCAGCGTGCTCTCTACGCCATTGGCGTAGGGTCGCATGTAGTCTGCGTATTGCTTAGGCACTGCGCCGGTGCGCAGCAAATCATCAGCCGCCGCCTGGCGGACTACGCCGATATTCCCAGCGCGCATTTCGCGCAGCACCATGGCCCCGGTTCCGGCGGCTTGGGAGGTTTTGCGAATGGTGCCGCCGACAGCCTTGTAAAGCGGAACAATGCCACTCACCGCTGCGACCGGAAGCAGCACGCCGTCCATGCCATCCGTATTGGCTGCCAGCAGACCTGCGCCGCCGCTGACCGCAGCAAGTGAGGCTACTTGTTGCGTTTTGCTAAGTCCGGTCCTATCGGTGACGCGCGCAGCGACTCTAGAACCGAAGTCCTCCATCTTGTCCGCGGCGCCAGCCAGGCCGCGCTCAACGGCCGGCAATGGCATTCCGGTCACTCGAGACAACCTGCGCAGCACGCGCAGCTTAGAAAACACACCAACGCCAAGAGGCAGCGCATTAGTAAAATCAAGTCCCATCGCCCCGCCGGTCGCCACTGACTGCATCGGCTTCTCGCCCATGAACGTCATCTGTTCCTCTGGGAAGCCCATTGTCTTCCCGCCCATGGTGGCCTCGGTGATGTTGCCAGCATGCGTGCGTGCGTAACTGTTTTGCCGCAGGTAGCGCTCGTAGTCAGTTTCCTTATCTGGGCCAAACGGCGTTTCAGCGAACACGCCTTCGTCGCGCGCTTTGGCGATGGCCGCCATCACGTTGTCGCCATCGACCTTGGGATCGCCAGTCTTGGGGATCGCCGCAGCAATCTCGCGCATCTTGGCATCGTTGGCCCGCCCGCGCTGAATGGTGTCGGCGACCTTGTTTTGGCCCCAATCAAATAGCTGCAAAAGTTGAACGCCGACCTTGCGGCCGACTTCCATTCCGGTGGCTATGTTGCGCGCCGCAAAGCGATCTGGGCGGAAAAGATTCTCCTTATAGTTTTGCCGTATCTCGCCACCGGCATCAACGGCGATGCCTACCAGGTTGCCGGGAATGTCTTCCGCGCCCTCAAAGAAGCGCTGCACTGCGTTGTCCTGCTGCTGCCGGTGGTCGTACAAGAGCGAGTGCTCTGTGTTAGTCAAGATGCGCTGCGGGTCGCGGCTGGCGACCTCAAGACCTTGGTAGAACTGTCGCTCCTCCTCATCTGAAAAAGGGCGCGCTGTCGTTGGATCAAACGGCTCCTCATCCACCAGTGTGGCCGTTTTCCAGTCAAACTCCGTATCGACATTGACTGGCCCCTGCGTGGGAACCGGCATTGACCGCTGGCCAAACGTGGTCGCCGCTAAAGTTGCGGAGGTATCGTCCTCCTCAACTAGCTGCGCTGTCGTCCAGTCGAAATCTGGGTCAGCTTGGGCCATTACTGGACGGGGCTAAAAATTGGATTTCCTTGGTTGTCGTATCCCTTAAAGATTCTCTCAACGCCGCGGGCATCCTTATACTTTTTGTTTAGCTGCAATCCCGGCGCGGCAGCAGCAGGTGCTGGCTGCGCGGGTGTCGCCGGCTGGGCTGCCGCTGCGGGGGCGCTTTGGGCGGGGCTTGCGATTGCTTTTTGTTCCTCTGCCTTATTCTTAAACATGTCGTACATGCTCTCAAAAATTTGAGCATAAGACTCATCGTCGCGGCGATAGTTGAGACCGCCCGTTGCGGCAGAACGAAGCATGGCGCGTTCTGTTTCGGTAAAGTTGCCCTGCCCTCGGTTCGCCTGAGCTTCGGCCAATGCGAGCGTGGACTCCAAAGTGTCATGGTCAACGTACCATCCCACCCGATCTCCCTTTCCACTGCCAAAAACGCTGGCAATCATGCCGCTATCGAACGGCCCAACGCGCCCAAAATACTTCGGCGTCTTTTTCTCAGAATCCTTTTCGCCCTTCTTGAATCCGCGCAGGCGGTCCATAATCGAAAGAATGTCGTTCGACATCTCCACCGTCTTTTGCGCCCTTTCGGCCTGAGCTATATCAAGCGCCTTTGCTTGCGGTGATTGCTTTTGGGCTTGAACGCTCTCCTGCTGTTTATACCAATCCTGCACCAGCCCCGCGGCATACTTCGGATCAACTTCAGCGTATCCCTCGGTGCGCTCGTAGACGTGACGCTGCGCCGGTGACCAAGACTGCGCGATGGGCCTGACCATCTCAACGGCCTTGGCCGGATCGCCGGTCTGCTGTAACGCCTGCTGATAGGCTTGGCGAAAGTCGTTGATGTAGCTGAGGTCGAAGAACGAGCCTTCGTTTTGCAACGCCGGAGTAGCGCGGCGAACCTCTGTTTCCTGCGCTGCCGCGGTCGCCTGTCCTGCGGTGTCGTCAATGACGGCTTGGGGCGTAATGCCGGCCTCCTGCTGTGCGCGGGCATATGCTTCGTCGTAGGACATTCCGCCCCTGACCAAATCATCCACCATCTGATTGACGCCGTTCATTTGGCTTATAGCGTCAAGCTGGTCCTGCGTCATGTTTGGAAGATCCACGCTTTCGCTTTCTCCCTGTGGAAGCTCTGGAAGGGGAATGAGAACCGGCAAGTTCTCTTGTTTTGTTTTTGCGCCCATGACTTGTTAGTTTCCGCCTCCAAAGATTGCGCTGGCGGGAGGAAGGTTGACGCGCGGAATGCCAGGCCCGCCTTGTCCGGCGATGTTGGTGGCGTTCTTGATGCCAGCGGTAGCCGCTGGCAAACCCTGCTGCACGCCGAGGCGGCTGCGGCCAAGCTGCGCGTTAGCAATCGAAGGAATAAACGGCCCCATTGTGGACCCAAAGTCTGCCCAGTCAGCGTCGCTTTTCAGTTCGCCGGTCAAAGACTTGAGCGTTGCCTCGTCCATGCCAAGCGCCGGCCCGAGGACGCCGAAAGCCGTCTTGTATGCTTTGCCTGCGGCCCTCTTTTGCTGTCCCTCAACGTAGGAACCCATGAGGCTTTCGATGGACGAGCCGATGTTTTCCATCATCTGCTGCTGCGGCGCGTTGCGCATTTGCTCTTCTAGAAGGTTCTGCTTGCGCAGATCCATGATGTCGAATGGTGCTTGAAATGAAGCCATAATGTTTCTCCTGTTTGTTTGGTTATCGTGATTGCGCCATAAGCTCCCTTGCGAGCGCCTCGCCGATGGCTTGCGGCTTAATGGCAAGGCGCTTGCGCCCGCCGACAGTAATTTCGCGGACAGCGTCCGGCAGCACGCGCTTCACGTCCTGAGCCATGAAGCCGACACGCTGCTTGTTCTTGGGATCGTCCTTGTATTGATACTGGTAGGCGGTCAACCCGAGGATGTCGCCGGCCTTGCCGACTGGCTTGATGTTTTCTTTGAGGCGGCGGTCAGACTTGGCAAGATATGCTTCGGTGGCGGTTTTTGCGCCGCTGACAACGGTATTAAGCGCAAAGTCTCCAACAGCGCTGCCGGTCAAATAATTCGGCTGCGAGTTGGGGTTGCTGAAGCTAAGGGAATCTGTCCACAGGTTGGCATTGGAGTTGGCAATGTCAGCCTCTGTCTTTGCGCCCAAATATGATCCGGTTACCGACGCTGCCCCAGGAAGCGCTTGCGACCCTGTGGGCTGCCCAGACTGGAATATGTTGAGCAGCATATTGTTTGGGTTTGCCTTGGAGGCCAGGTCTCCCTCTACGCCGACCGCCGTCAGGCCGTCCTGCGTTAGATTGCGGTCAAGGTTGTACGCTTGTCCGAGTGCGTAGAGGTTCTGGTTACTGCCCGAGAGCTTGGCATTCTCATCGGCGATGCTGGCGTCAAGCGCGCGGTTTGCGTTGGCCGTGTTGACCGTGTTGGCCTGACCCGCGTCAAAGGTCTGGCGGGTCGTAAGGTCAGTCTGATTGTTGGCCAACCGGCGCCCTTCTTCGGTTTGATAAAATTCGTCAGCTTTTTGGTTTGCTGTCTGGTTGCTGGTCAGCGCATCCATGGCGGCACGCTGATCGGCGACCGACAAGTCCTTTGCCGTCGATTGGTTTGCGATGTCGCCGGTGAGAATATTTGCGGCGTTACGAATCTGGCGATCAACGTCGTCAGTTTGGATCTGCCTTGCAAAGCCAAGATCCTCAAACTGGCGCTGCCGTGAGTAGCGGTCGCGGTTAAGCAGCTCTGCGCCGAGTGCGGCATTCCCGGTTGCCAGCCCTCGAGCGGCAAAGCCCTGCCGAGCGGCCTGCACCGCATCCCGAGAGGCTTGCTCGCTTAGTTGTCCGGTGCTGTTCGCCATCGTTTGGGCGCGGCCTAGCAGCGTCCCGCCAAGGGCGCCAGCTCCAACCTCCTGCGCGCGCACATCAGCCACGCGCGCGGCGTTGACTGCCTGGATTTGATCCGGCGTGTAGCGAGACGGGCCTCCGATGGTTATGCCGCTGCCAGAACCGACAGCGGTCACATCGTTGCTGCGGATGTCGCCGGCTGTGTACCCCTCGGAAAGCGCTGACATGAGCGACTCGCCGGTCGCTCCGAGCTTGCCCATCTTACTGAGCCAGGGCGCCGCAGCGTCGGCCGTTTCCTTGAACTCTGGAAACGCATTGCTTATTACGTCAGTTGCCTTGGGCGCGCCATCATAGAGCTTGCCCTTGAACTCAGTAAGATTCTTGTTGGCAGAATCAATTTTGGTAGTGATTTGCGTCAGCTTGCCGCCAAGCGCTGTCTTTCTTTTGCCAAGTGCCTCAATCTGTTTTGCCGTCAGCGGCTTTCCGTTTTTCCCAACTCCTGACTCAATCTGCTGTGTGATTGAGCTGATGTCGTTTTTCAGCTTCTGCTGATTGACAATATCGCCTGACTTCACGCCGAATCTCTTGGTGTAGTTGGCCAGAGACTTTGACAGCTCGGGGTTCATCAATCCGACGCCGCCGTCACTCAAGATGCTCGTTAGGACGTTCAGCGCCTCAAGGTTCATCCCAGAGACGTTTGCGTTCGCCGCAGCATTCGCTCCGGTTTTCGTCAGGTTGCTAAACATGCCCGAAGGGTCTTCAACGGTTACGTTGTTCCATGTGGGTGCTTTAGATTGTGCCATAATTGCCTCCTAGTTAATTCAATCTACGTTTAGCGAATAACCATCACGCTCACATCGGCCATGTCGTCCAGGCTCGACGCCGCCGAGCTTCCGCATAGAATTGTTAGGGTTGTGGTTGTTTTGTCTGAAGCGCCGCTGGTTGGGTCTCCCTTGACCACAACGTGCCGCGTTGTGTTTGTGCCCGTATTAACTCCTGTTGTCATTGCGGACACAGCATAGTTTGCGTCAGGCAGAGCCGTAGTGAATGTGATCGTATAGTCTCCCGTGGCGTTCTTTAGGACGCTGGTCACGTTGCCGCTCGCCTTGAGCAAGACGTTCGCTCCATTGGTGGAGGCACCGGTATCCGTTACGTTCCTTGTTCCGTTGAAATTAACCCATGCCCGCACTCCGTAGATCGGCGCGGTGCCGGTTTGTGCTCCGCTCAGTTTGGGCGCCGTCACGGCGGCGTCCGCGATGCCCGCCGTAGCCACGGTGCCAAAGCCGACAGAAGACCCGCTTCTGCGGACAACGTGCCCATCGGTTCCGGCCGTTATCTCAGCAAAGTCGCCTGCGGTGGCTGCGCTTCGGCCGACCACTGATAGTCCGGCGGCTGCCGAGTTTTGCATTTTGGCAAAGGTGACGGCGTCATTGGCTATTGTCGCGGCTATGCTCGGGCCAGTTGTAAGATCACTGGATGCCGAGCCGGTCACATCGCCGGTTAAGGCGAATGTCTTGGCACTGCTAAGTTTGGTCGATGTCGCCGCGTTTCCGGTCACATCGGCGGTGATGGTTCCCGCCACAAAGTTCCCGCTGGCGTCTCGCGCCACGATGGCGCTTGCAGTGTTTGCGTTCGTTGCGGTGGTGGCGCTGTTGCTGACCTTTCCGGCTGTCGCAATCGTCGCCAGCTTGGTGTCCGAAATTGCCGCCGATGCGTTGATGTCTGCGTTGACGATCTGTCCGGCCAAGTTCAGCTTGCTCTTGTCAATCGCCGCTGAGGCACTGATGTCGGCGTTCACCACAACTCCGGCCGCGATGGCCGTAACGCCGGAACTGGTGACAGTCACGTCACCGGACAGCGCTGTTGCGGTGGGCACATTGCTTGCGTTGCCGAGAAGAACCTGTCCGGCCGTCATGGTGGCGAGCTTTGTGTGAGCAATCGCCGCTGAGGCGTTGATGTCGGTGTTGGTGATGGTCCCATCGGCGAGCATTGTGCTAGTCACCGTGCCGGTGTCGGCTGCGGTGATGGCCGTGCCGGCAATCTTGGTTTTGTCAATGGCGGCGGCCGATGCGATGTCAGCATTTGCAATGTCACTTACAGACCGCGCATTGTTTAATTTTGTCGGGGTCAACGTGTCGCCCGAAGTGAAGGTGTATCCGTAGGTTGCCATGGTTGTTTGTTAGCTTTCTGTTCGCGTCAATGTAGCCGGCTCTGATTTGGGCGATGCTTCGATAGCAACGCTCCTAATTTCCGGCCTGCCGCCGCTGGTCTCGTAAATCAGTTCCGCAGCGTGCGCCTTGTAGCGGATCGGCGACTTGAGATGGTAGTCTTCTGAGCTGTCGCCGCTGTTTGTCACGCTTCCGACCTGATCCTCTACTTTGTCAGGGTCTATCGTGCTGACCTTGGTGGTAACAGAGGCTCCCGCTGGCATCACCACATTGGTGATAGTCCGCAAGAACCTTTTGCTGCTCATGTCTCGGAAGTCGTAGCGCCGCGTTTTGATTGAGCCAACGATTGCGTTGGTTCCACTTCCGCTCGCTTGGTCGTCTGTGCCGTTGGTTTTTTCCTCAAGCAAATAAAGGTTTCCGGTGCGGGGGACGGTGAATATGCGCCGCCGGTTGGAATAGGTGGAAACAGCTAGGTGGTTGACCGCCGTGTTGGCGCTGTAGATGTCGCGGGACTCCCAGCGCTCGTTCAGAGCGTTCCAGCATAAAACGAGCTGATTGCCGTCGTTGCGTTCGCTGCTTGTCGGGAGGGCGATGATGTAGCGGTTGTCGTGCCACAGCGCGCAGGCAGACTCCTCAACTCGCGGCTGATAGACAGACTCAAAAATGTCGTTAATGGGATCACTGAGAGGCTTCGTGTCGCCGCGCAGCTTGAGGTCCAATCGGGAGTCAAGGCGGTAGACCCCAGCATCGCTGAGAAAGAAAACGAACTGACCAGCCGTGCGGATTGTCTGGCGGGCAGAGCAGCCGATTTCGTCGGTGAGCAACAGCAGGTTGGTCACTGTTGGGTTCACCTCAAAGTCTTCGCCATCGCTTGACGGAAATTGATTAAGTGTCGCCAGCCAGATTGAGTTTCTGCAAAAGACGAGCGCCTGCCCCTCAACCCACGGGTGAATACCTATGATGCGGTCACTCCCTCCAGCGCCGACTCGGAAGCTGTTGAACACAGCGTCATAAACATCCCCGTCGAGAGCGTCAGAGATTCCCACCGTGTCCCGGTTGCGGGCAAACCACAGGCGATTGTTGATGTAACTAGCCCATCCGACAGACGGCATGGTCGTGAAGCTGGCGTTAAGGCCAACAGGAATGCCTCCGACAGCGCGGACAAAGTTGCCGCTGCCTCCGTCCCAATAAATTGGAGGCTTGACTCGGCGCACCTTGATTCCTGCCGAGGCATCGGTCACTGTCCCGCTCGGCACTGTGATTGTAAGTCGGCTTGTGTTTCCTCCCGGAGCGTTGTCCACAATGTCGTATTCTTGACCATTGAAGGCTGCCGTTATTTCAGAGCCGTCTATGTGCACGCGGGCGCCGGTCGGATAGCCGTGCGCCGAGGCGAAATTGACCGTGGCCGTTGTGCCGCTCACTGTGATGCCAGAGGCGTTTGTCAGTTTCTCGCCCCATCCGGCTACTGTGCGGTCGGCTTCGCGCAAGACATAAAGCCTATTGAAAGCCTGCACAACCGAGACCGTGTCTGTCGATTCGCATTGCTCGTCAGGCGATGTCGGGAACGTCTTTGTAACAAGCGTCTCGCCGTCTCGCCACAGTGTTGCCGAGTTGGCGCTGACCAGCACGATGTATTCGGAGGCGTTGTCGTAGTTCTGTGATGCGAAGACGCCGGCTGCAAACATGCCGCCAGAGTAGTCGTCGCGAAGCTCGGGGCCATTGCTGGCAACGATGGTTCCTGTTGCCGGCGTTGCTGGACTGCCCGCCACTGTATATTCAAAAGTGTCGTTGGTCAGCTTGGTTATGACGAAGTCGCCGTTGTATTGAGCCTGCGTTGCGCCGCGAACATTGATCTGGTCGCCGGTGATGTATCCGTGGCCGACTAGCGTGGCGGTCGCCTTGGGTGAGCTGAAGGTTAGGCTTGTCACCGTCTGATCTGCTCCGAGCGGCATGTCAAGGGTCAGCGGAGAGCCGGTCACGCCAACACTATCAGTAAGGCGCTTACTTCCCTTGCGTGTGGTCGCCACTCCGCGATCAAGCCGCATGTTCACGCTGTCTTGTAGCATGCCGGCGGGCAACGTCAGCGGGTTCAATCGGCTGGCGAAACCAATGAATCCGTTGTCGCCGTCGCGCTGAATTGGACTTTCGAGAGGCATTAGGAGTTGTTGACTAGGACGTAGGAAAGAGTTTTGGCGTTGTTGCGCTTTAGCTCGGACTCGGTGATAGCGAGGAAAGCGTCCCACTGTTGAGGAGGGATCGTCTGGCAGCCCTCCGAGCTGGTCGTGGTGCGCCCGCCCTTGTGAATGTTAATGGCAAAGTGTCCGGTCTCTTCCTTGTCGCCGCGCATCACCGTCACCGGACCCGCCTGCACTAATGCCTTGTAGGGGTTGCCGCGACTGATGCCGTGCTGGCCGATTTTGTAGCGGTAGACACCGGCCTTGAGCTGGGCCATCGGCTTGCGGGCGTTGGCGTTCCAGCCGAGGCGGGACGGATCGACGTTGGCGTTGAATGCGGCGTGGACGTTAGGCGAGACGAGGACGATAGCGTCATCGTAGATACCCACATCTTGCTTGCCGACCGCGCCCATTGTATCGCGGTAGTATCCACGGATGCCGACCAGACACACCGGATCGCTGACCTTGCGGAGCTTTAGGAGCTGCTCCGTGGTCTTGCGTTCGATGCGCGGCCGGTCTTTTGGAATCATCGTGTGCGAAGTTCAGCCTCTGCCTGCGCAACGGTCTTCGGTCCAACAAAGCCGTCAGTCTTGAGCTGCTCGCCTTGGTTGTAGGCGTTGAGGAGCTTTTGGATTTGGGTGCCGTAGGTCTTGATGATGTCGGCGGGGAGCTTGGTGACGGCAATGTCCAAGATGCCCCAGATGATTCCGGCGATGACCGCTTCGTTCACTCCGAGGGCGCGGATGTCCAAGCCGGACTTGGCGGCAATGTAAGTTAGCGCGGCAGCGGCGGCTGCCGTGACGAGCTTTTGCAGCAGCGGGCCTCCGCGTGAGAGGAGGAGTTTAACTAGTTGGCGTTCTACGAAGGATTTCATTGTTCGGGCTTTTTCCATTCCTTGTAGGACTGGACGATGTTGTTGATGTTGGGAACGTAGGTGACCATAATTTTGATGCTGCCCCAGTCGCCCGCTTGCGTCTTCTCGCCGTCCACCGGCGGCAGAGGAATGCTCACGCACCCACCAAGGATGAGCGCGATGGCCATTGCTGCGGCGAACTGCGGGCGGCATTTCATTACAGTCGGGCGTCGTGGTCTTTCGCCATCCAGAGGCCCCATGCGCTGGTGAGTGCGGCGGCGATGAGGCCGATGTCAGGGATTTGGCCGGTGGTCAGGTATTCCTTGGTGCCGGTCATGAGGGCGATGAGCGCCGTGAGCGCTGCAATGGTCGTTGTCTTCCAGTTACGCATATTATTTGTCTTTCTGTTGCTTCTTGCGGAGGTCGTGAAGGACCGAAAGTAGGGTGACAACGCCGACCGCCAGACCGACAAGCAGACCGGCGATTCGCAGGGTAGTTTCAAGTTGAGGGAGCATGGACAATACGGATGATCCAATCGAAGTGACGGTGCCGATGGTGCCCTTCTCGGCTGTTGATAAATGTGTGTGCCAGTAGGTCATAGCCAGACTCTCCGCTGCTGGGTCGGCGTGACGCTGTAGTCCGCCGCCGGATCAGGGCGTTCGTCGGTCACACGCAGATTCACATGCCAGCCGTCAATCGGCGTGCTCACCGGATTCTCGGGGTCGCTGTTGTCTACGTCCACCAGCACACCCACAGGATCAAGCGCATAGCCTTCTCCGCTGGTTTGCCATCCGGTCTCGGCATCGTAGTAATCGGCCAGCGCGGTTTGGGCCGTGGCTTCGTCGGGGAATTTGTAGAGAAAGTCCGTCATGGCTTTAGGTCGTTAGCTGCTGCAGCAGCGTGTTGCTCAAGCGGCGGGGGTAGTAGGCGATGCGGCGGATGTGGCCGTTGAGTCGTTGCGTAGTATTTTCGGGAATAAGAATGCCAAGATTCAGTTGCGCAACAGATGGCATGCCTCCGCTAGAATCAGTTTCTACGCTTCCGCCGTTTATGCAGGCCGCAAAGTTGTCTGTAGCAGCAGCGCCAATGCGGCGCGTAATTGCTCCAGACGCAGGATCGCTTGTTGCGGAAGCAATCGATGTAACCCCTCCGGCTACAACCGCAAGCGCGCCACCTCGGATTCGCAGTTGAAAGCGTTGGTTAGAATTGGAAGCCGCCGCAAATGAAGCAAGCGATGCATTGCCTTCAGTGCTTGTTGTCACTCCCTCCGCAAACAAAGTCCCCTCGCTCTGATTATAGAAGCTGGAGATCGGCGTGACGACTGCCGAGTCCGCTGCGCGGGTGGCGGCGGCGGTGGTCGTCGGGATGTAGCTGGTGGCGAAGGCGCCTTGCTCAAGCTGCGGGGCGGCTATGCGGAGGGTTAGGTCGATGGGGTCGCCGTTGAATACGCTTAAATTCAAAAGAACAAGAACACGCTCTACGGTGGCGTCTGACATGGTCCTGCTTAATGACACGCGCTGGGTCGAAAGTGCGCTGCCAGTAGGAGAGATGGCGGCGGTTGATACTTGTCCAGCAATCACTCCTCCGGCTGCGTCTCGGCCTGACAAATTGTGCTGTAATGTTATATTGGAAGTTGTTCCAGCAACTACCTTTAGATGCATAGAGCTTGTCCACGACTGCCCATTTGCCGCGACAACTTGGCTAATTGTATCGAACCTCAATCCAGAAGTTCCGCTTGCGGTCGGAGTGCCGCTGATTTTCAAATCAAGGTAGGCAAGCCCTACCTCTGTGCCAGTGCCGATAATTTCGGTGCTTACTCCGTTTGACGTTACTGCGGTGCCAACGCCCCAATTCGTCGGCAAAGCCCCACCACTCCCAATCACCCCATTGGTCGAACCACCGGCCTGCGAGTTGCGGATGCTATTCGTCCGCGCCTCCTCGATGAGAAGCCCGCGTGACGCTCCGGTCGCGGGGTCGTGGTCGAAGCGTGGCGTGTCGTTGGCGGCGGTTTGCAGGGTGCCGTTGGCGTCGAAGAAGGTGGCGTTCGATGCCCGCGTGAAGGTGATCGCAGGGCCGGTGCCGTTGTTTAAGGTCTTCTCACCGGCAAAGTCGCGGCTGAAGGTCGGGCGCGCGATGGCGGCGCCGGACCCAGCGTTCAGCAACAATGTCGGGGCTAAAAGCATTAGGCGGTGTAGGCGATGACTCGGCCGCTGTGCAGGTCGAGGGCGGTGAACTTGCCGAAGAGGATAGTGCCTGCCGGGATGACGGGGGCGCTGGCGTCGGTGGTGTTCGCAATGTCGGCGATGTTGCCGGTCAAGGTGTGGAACTTGGCGTCGGCGAGGACTTGCACGGCGAGCCAGTCGCCGGTGCGGGCCGTGGTGTCGGCGATGTAGATGCCGCCGCTCAGGCCGTTGGTGATTTTGTTGTTAGGGAATCCCATATGTTTTAGTAGTTGATTAGTATTGGTTGACGCGGGCCGTCCACATGCTGGGCTGCCCTTGCTGGAAATAGTATTTGTCGCGCTGCGAGATCAGCTCGGACTCGGCGAGCTGTTCCATGGCAAGTGCTTTGTCTGTCTGTCCGTCCTCTTGGAGCAAATCTCCACTCAGCATCAGGCCGGCTGCTTTTGCGATGACGCTGGGCACTGTCGCGGTGAGGTTGCTTGCGCTGTATTCGGTCGGGCGGATGCGGTAGCGGACCCACACACTGGTCGGCAAGTCGCTGTCTTCGGGGAATCTGATGTTGTCTCCGAGCAGCGTGTAGCCGATCTCTCTCGGGTAGACGTTAGTTGCCGGATTGTCCCTCATGACAGAAAAGACCTCGCCCATGGCGGTCTGGCCGCTCTGCTCGTAGGGGATGAAGTAGCCGGTCGTGTCGTTGCCTTCGACGGTGCGGCTTTCAACGCGCATAAGCTCCGGCCAATCGGCCCACTCCCAGCAGTCGGCGATGCGCTCGTTGGCGGCGGCAACGAGCATGGTGCGGGCGCCGGTGGGCACGTTGGCGATGTCGCTGGCGTCGTTGCCGACACGTTGCCAGGCGCGGAGGAGGATGGACTGGAGGGTTACGGTGCGCATTAGCTGTTAAGTGCGTTCATGGCCGACTGGACGGCGGCTTCAAAGGTGACGCTGGGATTCGGCCAGTCGTTACGCGGCGACGGATCGGCGGCGAACATTGTCAGGATCTGCTGCAAGTATTGCTCGACGGCGTCCAGCTCGGCGCAGGTTTTGCCTGCGGCGGTGAGGCTTTGGCGCAAATACAAAAGTGTGGGCTGGCGGTCGCCTGCGAGGCCGACACTGCGGAGGTGTTCTTCGGCGGTCACACTCGGCGGCGGCGTGGGGATGAGCGTGCGGGTGGCGGCGTCCCATATGACGGTGCCGTTTTGCAGTCCCTCGCCTTGCTCGTCGGTCAGCGGGAGCGCGGTGATGCCTGCCGGTAACGGATCGGCGATGACGGTGCCGATGCTGACGCTTTGGCCGCTTGCGGTGTTATAGAGGATGTGCCAGTTGTTCATGGTCAGACTTTCGGAACGGCGATGATGCAGGCGTCGTATTTGCCGGGGTTGGCGGCGATGTTGTGGCGGATGGCGAGGCGGGAGCCGGTGGGGACTTCGCGGCCAAATAGGTTCGGACTTCTACTGGATGCGAGAGAAAAGCTTTCAGTGGCTCCAAACGCAAATTGGATGTAGCCAAATGCGACCTCGCTGCCTGCTGCGCCAACGCCGATCTCGTAGGCGGCGTCACCGAACGCCGTGGTGTCGGTGTCGCTGACGGACGGGGCGATGGCGAAGCCGATGTAGTCTTTGGTGGTGCTGTCTTCAATCTCCACCCATGTGCCCGATGATCCGCTCATGGCCGTGCCTGTGCTGGTCGCAGTGTCTGTGCCCAAAACGTCAGCGGTCGTGCCGATGCTTGCCGTATCGCCCGCGTTAAGCGCAAAGAAGTCTCTGGCGCTTATGGTGGCGGTTTGCGATGCACGAACGCCTTGGATGCGAGCGGCAATGCGGGAGCCGGATGGAATTTCGACTGGAATACTGTAAAACGATCCCGCCGATCCGCCGATGGCGAGATTGGGAACTATAACAGTCTCGCTGCCCGATGCGCCGACTCCGATGTCAAGGAGGGTGGCTGAGTCGGCTGTCGATACGTTGACGCCTGACAAAAAGAATCGGATCAACGTCGTCACATTGCTGGTGCTGGCGATGAGTTGCGACCAACTGCCCTTGGTGTGCGGCGTGGCCGAGGCGGTGAGCGTGACGGAGCCAGTGTTCCATGAAGCCGCGAGGATTTCATTCTGGTAAAACCACGGCTTGTCCGCGAAGAGCGGCGTGGCACCGAGGTAGGCTTTTTGCAGGAGGGCCATGGCTTACGGGTCGGTGATGAGGAAGAGCGTGGCCGCGTCGGGACTTCCGATGGCGTTGTATTCGGCTTGGGTGAGCGAGACGATGTTGTTGACCACGTCGCTGCCGCTGCCTGCGCTGGTGTCGCTGACGACGTTGACGCCAGAGCGGTCGGCGGCCGTCAGCGTGCGGGTAGTGCCGGTGGTGATGCCGGAGAGTTGGAAGGCTAGATTCTTGGAGCTGTCGCCGTTGTCGTAGAGCAGGAAGTTGGCGTCGTTGAAGACATCCGGCAGAATGCCCGCGTAGGTCCAGTCAGTTGCGCGTGTTCCGGTGGTGGCAACGCGAATGTAGATGCCCGCGGGCTTGCGGTTGATGAGCCAAGTGCCTTCGGCTTCGCGGACGAGGTAGGCGCTGTCTACGGCTGGCGGGTTGGCGGTGGGCAACGCGCTGAAGTTTTGCACCTCGCCGTCGATATAGCTCGCACCGCCGCCGCCTCCACCGGAGCCGGTGAAGTCGAAGTTTCCTGTCAGCGGATTGAACTTAATGGCCATTAGCTGCGGGTCACGGTGGCGATCTTTGCGTCATCGCTGGACGGCGTGCCGCCGACATAGGTGAAGGTGAGCGTGGCGACCGTCTGGCTGCCTTCTTTGTAGACCACCGTGGAAAGGTTGTTTGTCGTGGAGACGTAATTCAGCTCAACCGCGTTGTGCTGCGGGATGTTTAGTCCGGCGATGTTTCTGACGGAGACGTTTGGGTGCATGTGTTAGGCGGGTTGGGCGGTCATGCCGAGTTGCTGGTCTTGCGCCATCTTTTGCAGCGCGGGCTGGGCGCCGGTGCGGCCGATGACTGCGTTCTGTTGCTGTTGCAACTGGAACTGGAAGGCTTGTGCCCTCGCGTCGATCATGCTGCGGAAGATTTCGTCGGACTGATACCGCTGCTGGACGGCGGGGTTGGACTGGATGATTTGCTGCAAGGTTTGCAGTCTTACTTGCGCGTTTTGTCCGCCCTCCTTGAGCGGGGGTTCGGTGCCTGCGGCGATTTTTGCGAAGGCGGTTTGTTCGTCTTCTTGTTCGGCTGCGGTGGCGGCGCCGATGTCTTGCACCAAGAGGCCGGCGAGATTCGGGTCAACGGCTTGGAACATGTATTTGACCAAACCAGCGCGATCTATGACGCCGAAGCTGTCCAAGGGGACGAGCACTTTGGCGAGGTAGTCTAGCTTGGCGCCGAGGGCTTCGGAGTCGAGCAACCGGGCATCGAACTCGCACGTCACGTCGAAGCGGCCGCGGATATCGGCGGGGCTGGCGGTGAGCGGGAGATTGGGGTTGCCGGTGACTCGGGCGACTTCCTCCTCGGTCATGTATTGTTGACAGAGCGAGAGCGTCTGGACGAGGCAGAGCTTCATGTCCAAGAGCCAGCTATCGACCAGCTCTTGGGTGTGGAGCATGTAGCGTTGTGGCGGGACGGCTTCGGAGATTCGTCCGAAGTAGTTGTCCACGTCGTTGCGGATGGACATCTCAACTTCAATGCTGCCGGCGTCGGGCTGCGGCGGGGTCATCCAAGTGATCTCGCCGGGGCGGCGCTCGGGGATCTGGACGCCCGGTCCCATGATGAGATCCATCTTGCCGCGCGCGGCGGGCGTTTTGAGCGGAGGCAAGGTGACGATGCTGGCGCGGTCGCCTCGCATGTCGCGCTGGATTTTGACTTCTTCCTGGGCGGTCTGGACGATCTCCGGCACGCCGCGGGATTCCAAGATGGGGCGCGAGGCGCGTTCGCGGGGCAGCTCGACGAAGGGATAAAGCGCGTGGGCGTAGGGCAGGATGTCGTGGACGGCGGTGCGGTCGGGGACGTGGTAGCTGAGGACGGTGCGGGTGACGCGCATCGCCTTGGTGCGGTCGTCGTGCTCCTTCCTGTAGACGTGCCAGATCTCGATCATGTCGCGCTGGTGGTCGTAGAGGAACTGGTCGCTGCGGTGGAGGTTCAGCGAGATGCGACGGATGTCGCCTTTCTTCTCCACGACTTGCTCGACCCATTTGTCGTCCCAACCCTCGACAGCGGCACGTTCGCGCAACTCCGGTTCGGTCATTAGCTCGCGTCGGGCAACGAACGCGGCACGCTGTAATGAGTAGGTCTGGGCAGGGAAGATGATGTCTTCCCATGGCTCAAGCGCGGTCCACTGGGGCCGGCTTTCAAAAACGTAGGGCTGCTCCCATTCGACGAAGCCTTTTTCGCGGAACTGGCGGACTTTGGCGGTGGTGCCTAGCTCCGGGATGACTTCGCCCATGAGCTGGGCGGCGAGTTCTTCTTGCTCCGGGTCGAGGACGACCTCGAGGAGGGCCTGGAGGTTGGGATCTTGGGACTCCTGCAGCATCATCATGGCGTCTTCCATGGAGAATGACTTGATCTCGGTGCGGGTGGTCTTGATCCAATCGACGGCCATGACGGCGAGGCCGTAGGTCTCGCGGAAGTTGGCGGCAAGCTGCACTTCGCGCCGGAGGTCATCCAAGACGTGCTGGAAGAGGAGCCACTTGAGGACGGACTCCGCGGCGCTGCGTTTGTCGATGTCCATAGACTCGACGGGCTGGACCTGGACGCGCGCCTTGAAGAAGGCGTTGGTCAGCATGGCAACGTGATCGCGGACGATGGTGTCGGCCATGCGCACGCGGGAATCTAAACTTTTGTCCCAAGGAAATGGGCGCTTGCCGAGGGCTTCTTGGTGTTTGCGGCCGTCGTCGGTCTGGCCGGCCCAGATGCAGAAGCGGGTGTTCCAGTTGCGGAGCTTCCGCTGGACGTAGCCGCTGCCATCGGCGTCGGCCTCATCGATGTCCGAGAGGATCTCGGAGATTTTGTCGCGGTCGGGTGCTTTGATCATTTAAGGGACAAGCACCGTGGTGCGGCGCGGGGTGTAGTGGACGGCGGTCTCGGGATGGCGCTTTTTGAAGTCATCGCGCCAACCTTTGTCGGCCCAGCACCCGGGTTCGGTTTTTTCCCAAGCCCAGTAGACATCGGCGTCGATGCTCATGGTGTGCTGGCCGATGCCTTCGACGGCGCATTGCTCGAGGCGCTCGTTGGCCTGCGCGATGCGCTGCTGCTCAAGGC